CACCTAAATATTCTTGTAAATGTTTAACAATCATTACATCCCTGACTTTCGAGCATTCTCGATTTGTTGATCTAAATGTTTGTGCATTTTCTTATTCTCTTCCTCTAACTCTGTCAATCTTTCTTGTAATTTTCCATTTAATTTTTGATGAGATTCATTGACCTCGAGGGCATTCGCCACTCTATTAAATAAATCATTGTTGTCTCTTTTAACTCTGTCCAACTCATCTTGCAACTGATTGCATTTAGCCTGAGCTTCCTTCACTCGATTCGTTTCAATTCCTTTAAGAATACTAAGCTCTCCCTCAGCTTCCTGACGAAGTTTACGTTCCTTCTCATATTTTTCTTGGAATGTAATACCATCAGGATACCAGTCGGATCCTTCTCTGTCTTTTCTCAAGGCACCAGTCACACATACACCTTTTTGAATAGGCTCCAGTTCTTCTTGTTTCTTCTGAGATTCGGTCAAAGGAATTCTATCAGCTTCTTCCTGACGGTCTGCATCTCTATATTTTTCTAATTCTCTATAACTTTTGCCTGGAAATTCTTTCACCAACTCATGCATTGTTTTTTCTTTCTTCATGTTGACATTTTAACAATGTTACCTTAAATTGTCAAATATGGGTGTACCAAAAAGATTAACTGAAATGCAAATGAGATTCGCTGAATTCGTCGTATTCGGGGGACCTGAAGGCCCTATGACTCAGGGTGAAGCAGCTATTGCCGCCGGATACAGCGCTCAAAGATCAAGACAAGAAGGATCAGAACTCTTGAATCCTAGACTTAGTCCCTTAGTGGTTCACTATGTAGGCAGCCTTAAGGAAGAAAGACTTAAAAAATTTGAAGTTAGTTATGAGGGTCATGTAGCTGAATTGGCTCGACTTCGAGAGGCAGCTTTAAAGAAAGGGAGTTTTTCCTCTGCTGTAAACGCCGAAACAAATCGAGGCAAGGCGGCAGGATTATACATAGACAGAAAAATAATAAAACATGGGAAATTAGAAAATATGTCAGAGCAAGAGTTAGAACTAAAAATGAAACAAATTTTAGACGATTATGCACCAATTTTAAATGTAACTCCAACCCCAAAATTATCTTCTAATAAACGTTTAAAAAAAGGGAATAAGAAAGGTAATAAGAAAGGGCAAAAACAAGTACTAATAAAGCTATAAATATTGCCGCCTCTGGTTTCCACATCCTAATCTTCGTTTGGATCCTCTAATTCATCAATAGCTTCATCAAGTTTAAATAAAAGATCGTCCTCTTTTTCATGTACTTTATCTAACTCATCTTTAAGCTTTCGAACCTTTTTGACTGCTTTAATTGACATTTATTATCTCTTTTTCTTTTTAGTTTTTTTCTTTTTCTTCTTAACTATTTTCTTTTTCTTTTTCTTTGGCATAGTTTTCTCCTTTAGTTTGTTGTACTCTTCTTCACTAATATCGTCAATACCGAACTCAGCTTCATCAAACATCCTTCTTCTCCAACTTCAATACACACCCTATAGGCATAACATTTCTATCTGAAAACACTTCCTCTTTGGTATCATAGCTACTAAAGGTCCAAATAAACTTTTTTGTCCTTTTATAAACATACGCATAAGTAATCATTTTGGAACATTCAAACTTATTAAACTCCTCCGCGGTGGCATGGCCGGCATCCCCGGTAATATCAATCCAGTGAATCTTATAAAAATAATACCTCTTTTTGTTAATGATTACGTGCTTAAATTTCGATTTCTTCCGTTTCATGCCTCTTAGCCCTCCTGCAAAAGCCACTATAGACTATTAATATATATTTTTCTATTTCTCTTATGTGCAAAAAAAGTCTGGCAGGCTGGCAGATTTAATATAAATATATAAAAAAGGTATTAGTACCAACGGTTCTAGGTCATTTTGGGTCTGCCAACGAAACTAAAATTTCTGCCACTCTTGCCACGTAGCCAAAAAAGACCGCATAAAACTAACTTTTATCCTAAATAGTGTGGGATAATCATCTAGATTTCTGCCATCTAATTTGTGACATAAAAGCGCCTTAATGTTGCCATCTTTTCAGCAGCGAACGCGACTTTGGCTAAGAGCTTATCAATATCGCCAGTCAGGTCATGGTGACCTGGTACGACTTCCCCACTCATAAGAGCGTCGATCTGGACCAACGCCGCTTCCTGATCAGCCATGTAGCGTTTGATTAAAGCTTGAAATATTTTCTCTCTTATTGTGCCTGCTTCCCTCATTTTTACCCTCCTTTCTTATTAAACCAAATTTGTAGACTTACTCTTTTCATACTTAAATTAGAAGTTTTATTAACTGCGTGTAGGAGTCCAGATGCTTGTACAATAAATCTATTGGGATATGGTAAAATAAAATGTCCATCGCTCAGAGCTTCGGGATCTTTTAGTATATTTTTAGAATACATAAACTCTCCGTGCCAGCGCGGTTTCCAATGGTCATGCAAATAATAACTTGCTGCTCCAATTCTGTTTTTTGAAAGCGGATCGTCGTGCCAATCAATCCCGGATCCGGGACGCCAATGATAAATATACATATCCAGAAAATTAAATTCTTTTTTAAATAACTTATTAATCTGGCTTTTATATTTAAATATTTTGCTCACGAAAGGATTAATATGTTTGGATATTTCTTGAGGACTATAGTGAATACATTGAGTATTACTAATGGTACCATCTTCATAAAAATGACCTAGAGGCATAATATCAATAGGAGTATAATCATTAATAATATCTTTATTCCAACCCGGAGAAGTAGGAGCGGTATGAGAATTAAATAAAGGTAAAAATTTGTTATAACCAAACCATTGAAGGTTAGCGAAAGCCTTTACATCTATTAAGGTGTCAATAACTATAATCATTTGTTTTTTAAAATGCCCAACTAACAAAAGAATATCTTATTCCTTTGGTTACTTCTTTTACTTCATGGGGATATATGAAATTAGATGGGAATAATAAAATATCCCCACGTGCTAATTTAATTTCGTTTCCTCTGCACATAAATTGTCCTCCTTGATAATTGTCATTGAGTAATCCCACAATAGATATCACGGGTATTCCTCTTAATTTACCATCAAATAAACTTTGAATATGATCCTGATGAATTCGCATTTTAGTTCCTACTTTGTATCTGTTAAGGCGTACCTGACTGATGTGTTTTATCCATGAGGTGCCTATCTTTTCTCCTGGTGTAGAATATTTTTGTTGATAATTTTTTATAGCTGTTCCGAGATATTTACCTAATTCCTGGAACTGCTCTTGAGTGGACATTATAATATCCAATTCTTGCTCAGGCATTGAACTACGTGTATCCTGACCATAACTATACCAACTGTGCGCAGACCATTTCTTCTCCGGTAATGAAGATTCTCTAATCAAAGACCTACATAATTGTTTAGGAATTAAATTCTGAATCATAATGTAATCATCAACGTGGTCCATTATTTCCTTTAATTTTTAAATGGGTTGACATGGATGCAACTCCAAGTTCATCAAAGCAGAAGCTATTAAAAGATAGACTATATCTGCTTTCCTTTTTAACATTTGGAGGGACAGAATGTCTTGTTTGACTAGGGAATAAAATTAATTCTCCTGCTTCAGGTTGAAAATGCCATGCTTCGCTATTTAATCTATGATTTTTAACTTTAGATAGAGTTATTCGATCGATGGTGCTCTTGTTAAAAGAAATTCCGGCGTGTTTATCATTTCTAAAATAAAATACCCCACTCACAATACTATTGGGGTGGGTATGATCATGAGTGAAGCTTTGATAGATATTACGTTGAATCCATGCTTGAGTAATTGATAGTTTCTTCTCTGTGCCCAAAATACTTGCACCATATTTGTCCAGACCTTCAAGAAAGAATTCCTTAAGCTTTGATAATTCAGGATGATTCATTAAATATGAATCTTTGCTTCTAAATACTCCGGTTATTTGTTGATCTTCATATTCTAATTCTCTAATATATTTAAATTCTTTTTTAAAATCTTCTTTATACTTCGTCACAAGAAGAGTCGTAGGAAATAAAGCTATAAGTTTGTCACTCATAATTTTTTAGCCATGTCACCTTTCTTTGCTTTATCTAATTTTTGTGCTTCTTTCTCAAATTCATTTAATAGATCTTTTGTATCTATAGGGGCATTTTCTTTTTCATCGTGCATTAGGTCATAATAGCTGTCCAATCTTTTTAAAAACTTATGTTTTTCGCGCCTTAAATCAGCATCTTGAAATTTAAACTCTTGATAGTAGCAATCGGGCGTGCAGATCATTATAATACCTTGCCGAATTTTAGAACCATAAACATAATCATGGGCCATGGCATAGGCAGCAATTTGAAGGAAGTAATCTTCAATCCATTCTCTCTGTTTAGGGCGATTGGATTGTTTATAATCTATAATGGTATCTAGTCCGTCATAATTGCATATTAGATCAGTGGCCCCTGCGTATAGCCCTGGATAATGAAGAGTAACTTCAGAACCATAGTAGTCTTTAATTGGAGCTAATCCTATTTCAATAATCTTTTCTGCCATCGGTTTAGCTTCTTGACCGATTGGCGTAAGATCAGCATACCCGGATTCTTTGAGATATTTCTCAATGAACTTATGCATGGCACTTCCTCTGAGAGAAGAATGATTCGCGATGCGTTCAGCTTCATCATAGCCTATCTTTTGTCTCCATCGTCTTATGAAAGTATCATCTTTAGTTTTTGAAAGAATTGTTGTCACGCTTGGCAGGCGCGCGCCTTGAATTTCATAGGTCCGTGAGCCGTGGTCCGTGGTGCTTGTCCCCTGGACATAGCTGTATCTATTATTTTTTTTCATTTTAAAACTTCCTTGAAGCGGCCTTTCCAGGAATATGTTCCGTGGTGCGTGGTCTCTGAGTCAATGTTGGCATGGATTTTGAAGCCCGCGCCCCGGACCAAGTCACAGAAGGCCAGGTCTTCGCCCTTCCACGCGCCGCTACTCAGGTAAAAAGAAGTATCCCAAAAGTTATAAAGATACTGGGTGATAGGATCTTCGGTCGTGGGTACGCCCATGACTTCATCATTCATTTCTTTAAGCTTGTTATCAGGAATAGTAATCTTATAATTAGAATGTTTCTTCATCAGTTGTTCAAACACTTTACGGTGGATGAGCATGAGTCCTGCGGGTCCGGCTTCAATCTCCACGATGTCAACCATACCCAGTTCTTCGATATCAATTTTTTTCGCATCCTTAAAGCTGATGGGATACTTAATACTCATGTCTGCCAGTTTAAGACGGTATGGAGTACAGATAACATCCTTCTTGGCCACCAGCATCCTGAGCACCGCTTCGGGTTCAAAGGAGACATCGGCGTCGACAAAGAGAAGATAGTCATAATTGCTGTGTAAGAATCCACAGGTCACCATGTTACGTCCATGCGTGACCAGCGAAGAGTTAATCGTTCGGAACTGGGCCTTGATG